GAAATGTGAAAAAGGGAACTACAGGATTAAAAAAACAATTTAATGGAGTTCCTTATAATTGGGAGTTTTCTCTTTATATTTTTGTAAAGAATGCAGAAGATGGCACACAAATTCTAGAACAGATTCTTCCATTCTTTACACCAGATTTTACATTTTCTATGACATTGATTTCCAGTATGAGTATCAAGCATGATATTCCATTGATATTAAATTCTGTTACAAGTGAAGATACTTATGAGGGAGATTTTGCAACAAGAAGGTCTATTATTTGGACACTTTCATTTACAATGAAAGGATTTTTATATCCAAACATAGTGGACAATGCAAAAGTCATTACAGATGTAACAGTAGACACTCATCTTATGTCAGAGGCTGCGGCAATAGAACCGATATATATTATTTCGGAGGATAGTACTCCTTATAGTGTGAATAATTTAATATTGAATAGTCATGAAATAGATGATGCTACAAGAATAAGAATTTTATCAGAAGAATCTAAAGATGCATCTACGGCCGGAGCAACTGTAAGTCGAACAAATGTTGTGCCAGTAGATACAAATGCACTTGAAGATGATGACTTTGGATTTAGTGAAACCTTTTCGTTCTACCCACAAGGAGTCACATATGATCCTGTAAGTGGAACGGATAGTTAATGAAAGTTGAAAAATTAATTGAAACTAGAATAGAAAAAAGTTTAGATCTCGTAGAAAATAACCCTTCAGAAGTCGTTGAAGTTCTAAATACAAACGAGGTTACTCAACCTGCTGTTATCAATGGTGGTGAAAAGGATACAGATTTTCAATATGCTCGTGAGAATATGTATGATGTTATTGAAAGAGGTAGAGATGCAATGGAGGAACTTCTCGACATAGCAAAGTCGGAAGAATCTCCAAGAGCCTTTGAAGTGTTTGGTCAATTATTAAAAAACATGACCGATTCACAAGAAAAGTTAATGGAACTTCATCAGAAGAAACAAAAATTAGAATCTGATGGAGAAAGGCAGGAAGTCACTAGAGCACAAAACGTGACTAACGCATTGTTCGTTGGTAGTACAGCAGAACTTTTAAAATTAGTCAAAAAAGAGACAAAAAAAGATGGATGAATTATTTAGCGCATCTGAATTGATGATGATTGGATTAGTCATATTTTCATCATTTTGGATATTTTTATTTAATTATAGGACAGACAACAAAGACAAATATGCTGATAATAAGTGGTTAATTTTACTTGACTTACTTATTAATATGGGAATGTCTGTAACAGGATATTTGTTGATTTCAATTGTATTTACAAATGTACCACAACTTGCAGCGTATGAAAGTTATCGGTATCCTATAGGTTATCTTTTTGGATTAACATCAAATGTGAGCATACCTATTGTTCTCAAATGGTTTCAACAACAAATAACCAAAAAGTTAAACCAAGTAGGAAAGAAGTGAGGTAAATTATGGCAGAACAAAAGAAAGCACCTAAATCTATCGCAGACGAGCACGTAGATGTAATGGAGTTAGAACCAGTAAAGGCGATAGAAATAGAAACTAAAAATCTGGTTGCATCAAGTAGAATTTTCATTTATACTATAATTGGTTTATTAGCATATTTAATTTTTTTGGTTATTCCAGACATTAATGAAAAAGTTACATGGATGGAAAAAGATCTCAATTCAGTATTGGTTCAATCGGAAAGATTTAAAAAAGGAACGAGAGTTTTTGCAAGGGACAATCAATGTGCATCTTGTCATTTGAGTCCAGATCATTTATTGCACAATCTTCTTACCAAATATCCTAGTTTTTCTGATATTAAAGCATTTATGGCGGTTGGGCATCAAAGATACTATACAATGACAACTCCAATTCCAGATGAAGAACTTCTGGCAATTTACAGAGCATTGCAGTAATGTGGATACCAGCGGGAAAACTTATTGTTGCATTAGTATGGGCATTCTGGATGATTGCAGTAGATTCTACTGCTGAGGGGAATCCTGCCGACAATGTAATTCTAGAACCAAAAGAAATAAGAGAAGAATATAATCCAACTTATGGAATGACTCTTGCTCGTGTAAAGGAGAGGGGAGTTGTTCTTTGTGGAACAAAGGAAGATTTTCCAGGCTTTTCGGAAATGATATGGACAGACGAACATGGTCAACGATGGGTCGGATTTGATGTAGAAATTTGTCGTGCAGTTGCAGCTGCGGTTTTTGATGATGCAGATGCTGTAGAATTTATCGAAGTAGATGGAAAGACAAGATTTTCTTATCTTATTGATGGTACAATTGATGTTCTTTCAGCTGCAACAACATACACTTTCTCAAGAAATGTTCTTAAAAAATTAGAATTCCTTCCAACTACATTTTATGATGGTCAGGGGTTTATGGTCAGAAAAACTCTTGGAGTATCATCTGCAAAACAGATGGAGGGCGCAAGAATATGTTTTAGTGAAACTGGAACTGCTGCAAAGAACATAAAAGATTTCTTTAAGAAACATTTTATTACATATATTCCAGTAGAAGTTAAAACACCAGAAAAACCCAAAAGTGTATATTTGAGGGGCGATTGTGATATGTATGGAACAGATCGTTCTGGCCTTGCATCAAATAGATTGCAATTTTCAGATCCAGAATGGCACATGATTCTTCCAGAAGTTATTTCAAAAGAACCTCTTGGGCCAGTTGTTAAATATGGAGATCAACAATGGTCTGATATAGTGAGATGGACAGTTTTTGTATTGTTCATTGCAGAAGAGTATAAAATGAATTCTGCAAATATTGATAGATTTGCAAATCATATTGATCCTATGATTAAAAGATTTATGGGAGAAATAAACGGAAAAGATCATCCACATCTTGGATCAAAATTGGGATTGTCTGCAATTTGGGCATATAGTGTAATAAAACAAGTTGGAAATTATGAAGAAATATATGAAAGAAACGTGGGGGAAGATACGCCACTTGCATTGAAGCGAGGGTTAAACAAACTTTATACAAAGGGAGGATTGTTGTATGCACCGCCCTTGAAGTAGGAAAATATGTGGTTTCTAAAATGGACATTTGGGAGTACTGTTTTCTTATTGGTGGTTTATATTATTTTTATTTTTGCGAATAGTTACAGGTTACATAAAAAATATGAAAAAACTCATTTTCCTTGCACTTATGTACAGGGAAAAATGTGTACAATAAAACCAACTTGGAAGAAGTGTGGGGGAGGTGTACCAGAAGATTATTGTGAAAGAAAATTAAACAACTTTCTCTAACGGAAAATATATGAGCCATGTTACACCTTATTCCAAAAAAAATGGTGGTTCGGAAGAAAATCCTTTTGAAAAAGTACCAGAGGATCGTACTGCTGTAGACAATATTTTACGAGTCAATCACGGCAATCAAATGAGATTGGGATTGATGGCGGATGCAAAAGCGAACATCATGATCACAGTTGCATCTATCGTGTTTTCTGTTACTATTGCAAATCTTGACAATGACCTTATGAAATGGCCACTATTGACATTTGCATTCGGATGTTTCTTTTCTCTTCTTTTTGCAATATTTGCAATCATTCCAAAAACAAATTATCCAAAAGATGCAACAGGAGACATAGATCGAAATTCTCCTTTTTTCAATCCATTATTTTTTGGGCATTTTGCACATCTACCAATAGAAGAGTACAAAGAAGATTATGCAGAGAAGTTAATGAACGATGATAGAATATATGATGCACTTGCAGGGGATATATACGGACAAGGTAAGGTTCTTGCATTAAGTAAGTACAAATACCTCAAATGGTCTTACATGAGTTTTCTTTGGGGAATGTCTGGAGCAATTATAGTTTTTATATTTCAAGGGCCGGTTGGTGATTATGTTTTGGATGGATTAAAATGGTTTTTTGATTTGTTTGTAGGAGAAGTTATTTTTACGTTAGATGGACTTAAAGAGTTGTTGTGTCAAGCAAGTTCAAGATGTAGGAACAATTGGTAAAAATAAATACTAGAGAATCTATTTCTAGGAAAAAACATGAATGATATTACAGAAAAATATGCTGAACTGAGAGAGGAACTTAATAATAAAGATCCTCTTTTTAGATATGCTAAACTCAAGGAAGAGTTGGATCAAAAAGATCCTATGTTTCGGTATCAATCTGTCAAAGAAGAAATAGAGAAAATAAAGGCAGAAAAAGAAGAAAAAACTTTAGAATCTCTAGAAAATTTATTTCAAGCATTGGGGGGAGAGGAAGCAGTTGTTAGAAGTGAATCTAAAATTACAGAAGATGCAGAGGAACGGAAAGAGGTTGTCGTTGAAGAACCAATTGGAGATGCTGAGAAAATTGATATTCAAGAAGAGTCACCTATCGAAGATGGAACAAAGAAAACAGTAAAGAAATATAAAAAAGACACTCCAGGCGAAGATGAAACTCAAGAAGAAGAATTAGACAAGTACACAGAAACTATTTCTAAACTTCAAGAAAAGTCAATTACAGAAGAAATTGATCCTATTTCTGCAAGAATAGAAAAATTAGAAAAACATATTCAAAAAATTGCAATTGCGGGGCCTGGTTCTGGTGAAGTCAGAATCTTGAATATGGATGATGTTGATACTACAGATCTTGCAAATGACAAATACCTCAAATACAATAGTTCAACTGGAAAATTTGTATTTGCTACTGTTTCTGGTGGGGGGTCTGGTGGACATACAATGCAGAATGCAGGATCAGATCTTACTGCAAGAGATAATTTAAATTTTGATGGGACTTATGTAATTGCAACTGATGATTCTGGAAATGATCAATCTGATATTACTCTTAGTTCAGCACTTCAATCATGGCACGGAAAGTCGAGGCCATCGGGAGATGTAGTTAAGACAATATGGCATCCGATTCTGCAACTCAACTCGCAACTCAGCAATCAATCAAAGCATATGTTGATGCAAGAATTCTTACAGAAGACACGATTGCAGAATTAAATGATACGACAATTTCTTCAGCAGATGATGGTCATTTTTTAGTACATACTGGTTCTGCATGGGTCAATGAAGCTCCTGCAACTGCACTTACATCTTTGGGTGTTACTGCAACCGCATCAACTTTAAACAAGGCTGCAACTACTGGTAAATCAATTGCAATGTCAATCGTTTTTGGTAGTTAAAAAATAAATACAAGTGAAACAAACTTAGGGAATTATGGCAAATCCAAACATAGTAAATGTAACAAGTATATACGGAGAATCAATTGCACAAGCAATGACAACCACGCTTACTACAGTTATCATGACTGTATCTACTGATGTGGTGCTAAAAGTTAATAGTATATCTGCAACAAATACTCATGCATCAAATGCAACAGATTTTACTTTAACAGTTACTAAAGCAGGATTCACTTCTGCTGGAGTTGCAAGTGGTGATGATAATGCAGGAACATTTTCAATCGCAAGCACAATCAATATACCATCTGATGATGTATTGGTTGTAATAGACAAACCTTTTTATTTAATGGAAGGAGATGTTTTAAAAGGAGGAGCAGATCCTGCAACTTGTGATCTTTTTATTTCATACGAAGTAATCAATGATGCGTAAGGATTTGGAAAATGCCAAAATTAAGAGCAAGTAGTGGACTCATTGAAAAAACAAGTACGAAGGATCTCAATGTAATAAGTGGAGACACTTCCGCTACTTCTACCACAGTTGCAGATGCAGACAGAGTATTACTGAACGATAACGGCACGATGGTACAGGTCGCTGTTACAGATCTGGCTGCATATTTTGACGATGAAATTACTGCAATGCCCAATTTAGTCACGACAGCTGCAACTACTGTCGGTGCATTAAATTCGGGATCAATCACTTCTGGATTCGGGTCTATTGATACTGGATCTTC